ACTGGCGCCCCTGTTCGATTCGACCAAACCACCAGCGGCTGTGGAATCCTGGCAGCTTTGACACGGCACGGGCCTATTGGTCGCGCTTGCAATCTGTACGGAAGCACCCCGCACGATCTGTATTCAGCAGTCGCGGCCGAAGTAACTAAACACCTGAAGCATGATCAGCAGTTTGGCGAAACGCCACGTGATCGGGCACTAGCAGAGCTGTGGCTAGGAATTGGTGTCGATCGCTCGCTATGCAAAGGCCCAGTGCTTGCTGCTCCCTATGGCGGCAGCTGGATGAGCGTGGCCGATGGCCTGGTTGATCGCTTGGATCAGCACTACGGCTATGTGCCCCTCGAGGAGTATGGCTACCGCGTCGCCAACCCAAGCAAATACATGGCTTCTGTCATGTGGACTGAACTCCGGGCTTTGGTCGATCCAGTGCTTGAGGTGAAGGCATGGCTGCGTAAATGCACCAAGCGGATGCTGCCCCAAGGCGTACCGATGGAATGGATCGGTCCTAATGGCTGGCCGATGAAGATCGCAGACCGACAGCCATCCACCACCCGCATCCAAACCAATCTCTATGGCACCAAGGTCACCTCAATGATCCAAGACCAGAGCTGGGAGGCACCGCTGAGCGCAACACAGGCAAACAAAGGCATCGGCGCCAACCTGGCCCATAGCTTCGATGCCGCCTTTGCTCATGGTGTCGTCGGCTGGTGTCGCAACAACAAGGTGCCGGTGGTGGCCAATCATGACTGCTTCGCAGTGCAAGCCACGCATGCTTCCAATTTTCATATGACGTTACTTCACAAGTTTTCTGAGATGTATCGCTTTGACTGGCTGGATTGCATCAAGGAACAAAACGAGTTGAAGACAGGGATCTCACTACCTGCAGCGCCCTATTACGGGACCCTGGATATAGGCAAAATCGGCTGCAACCCATACTTGTTTGGGTAGTGGAAAAATCCTATGACGTTTGCTATTCTCCGGGAGTCCTTTTCACGACAACACCGTGGCTGAACTCTTCGTCACACCCACCGCAGAAGTGCGTTGGTGCAAACTCCTCGGCGACGCTGAGCCCAACAAATTTGAGCCCAGCAAGCCCGCTACCTGGAGCTGCGAGCTGCTGCTAGATCCCAAGGATCCCGAGCACATGGCTTGGATGCAGCAGGCTGAGCAGCACTTCATTGAAGAGCACGGCGACAACGCCAAAAAAAGCTCTCACTGGCTTGCTATCGCTGTCGATAAAGACAACAGCGAGATGGCCGTTGCCAAGTTCAAGGTGCCCTGCTTTGTCCGCAAAGACGGCACCCGCAGCCCTGGTCCAACAGTCATGGACAGCAGCAAACAGCCCTGGAATCACCGCACGCTGATCGGCAATGGCAGCAAGATCCGCATCGGCTACACCATCTACGCCTGGGGAGGACCCAGCGGCAAAGGGATCACCATGCAGCCCACACACTGCCAAGTCATTGAGCTGGTCGAATACGCGGCCAACGATGCCCCGTCGGCTGATCCTTTTGAGGTGGTGGATTCTGGCTACAAGGCCCCAGCGGCTGATGCCAACTGCCCCATGCCTGATCCAGCGCCAGCAGCAGATGAGTGCAAGCTGCCGTTTTGAAGAAGCTCAGGACGGCTGACGTTTACGTTCCAGTCATTCCGAAGTCGGCACCACGTCCACGGTTCAGTGGTCGGGCCTACAACGACTCCAAGTACACGGCCTGGAAAGAAAACTTCCGGGCCTTTGTTGGGGAGTGGTGGGTCTGGCCTCCTCTGGATCACGTGAATGTGATGGTGGTTCATTTCTATGGGCCACAACAAGGCGATCTCGACAACAAGTTGAAGTCCTGCCTTGACTCACTCACTGGGCTCGTCATTACAGACGACAACGTGAAGGTGGTGCCTTACATCGCAATGAAGTGGTTCAAGGCATCAAAGGCTGATGCGCACATCTATCTAAAAGTCTGTTGGTACGACAATGAAGTGTCCTAAATGCGATGCGCCGAATACAAGGGTCACGGACATCAGACACATCAATGATGGTTTTGTAGTCCGCTACCGCTTGTGTCGCGTCTGCGGTGAAAGCTTCCGCACTCATGAGCGGCAAGTCTGGCGTGCTGGAAAGGACAAATGGTCCACTACCCCCGTCGTTCTGGAGGGGGATGAGTGAATCAAAGTTTCTGCGGCATGCTGCTTGCCCCGATTGCGGGAGCAGCGACGGTCTGTCTCTTTATGACGACGGCCATTCGCACTGCTTTGCCTGCGGTAAGACAACGCAGCCAAAAATGCACAAAGCTCCCCGACCGGAGCCTATTCGGCCAATGATTACCACCGCACTGACTCCCTACAAGGAGTATTACCGGGGTATCCCTGGCAGGGTTCTGGATCAATACGGCATCCAGCACGATGGGGAGAAAATTGTTTTCAACTACCGAAACTCAACCGGTGATGTTGTTGCTCAGAAATGCCGCACGGCTGATAAAGCCAAGTTGTGGTGGACAGGCAATAGCAACACCGTGGCGGGTTTTGGCGCACACCTAGCTAACCCTAAAAAACATGAGGCTATTGCTATTTGCGAAGGTGAGTTTGATGCGCCTTCTATTTTTCACGCTACAGGCGGCCGCGTGGTTGGTGTCTCTGTTCCCGCAGGTGCCCAATCAGCAGCGAACTTCGTCAAGAAGTACCTCGACTTCTTCAACCAGTTCAAAGTCGTCTATGTCGCCACTGATATGGACGAAGCCGGCAAGGCAGCAGCCACGGCCCTGGTCCCACTCTTCGAGGCCGGGCAGGTCCGCCGGATCATCTTCTCGCGCAAGGATGCAAATGAAGAACTCGAGGAGCTCGGATCTCAAGCGCTTAAGGACGCTGTTAATGGGGCTAAGGAGATTCGGCCGGATGGGATCAGAAGCGCCTCTCATTACACGGGCGTCGCTTTGCAAGCCCCAGACCGGAATGTTGTTCCCTGCGCGTTCAACTACTGGAACGACAAAACACAGGGCTTCTGGGATAACCAGCTGATCCTCCTGATCGCCGGCTCGGGTATTGGGAAAACCACCTTTGCCCGCAGCTTGGCCATTGGGGATATGGAGCGCGGCATCAAAGTTGGCTGGATTGGCCTGGAGGAAACGGCAGAGGAAGCCATCTATCGGTTTGTCGGGATGTGTGCTGGTGTTCAGCTTCACGCCCGCCGTAATTACCACGGCCTCACCGATGATCAGCTAGAGCGCATGAGTGATGCAGACAAGTTCGTTACACAAGGCGGACGCCTCGAGTTGTTTGATCATTTCGGCTCACTCGATGAGGACACAATCCTCAATCGGATGTCGTACATGGTCCGCTCGCTGGGCTGCAAGCACATCTATCTAGACCACCTAACCATTGTCGGCTCCGGCCTAGCCCAGGACACCAGGCACCTGGATGCCTTGGTGACCAAGATCCGTAGCTTTATCGCCGCAACCAAGTGCACGGTGTTTGCCATTAGCCACCTCAACCGTGGCTCAAGCCAACACAAAAACATGGAAGACGGTTCTATCCCAGAGCTCCATGACGTGCGCGGAAGCCACTCCCTGGTTCAGCTTGCAGACACAATCTGGGCCCTCTCAAGAAAGCGCGGCACCAACACCACTCACTCCTTCTGTTTGAAGAACCGGATGCTTGGCCGTCAAGGCTATTCAGGCTCGTTCGAGTTCAACGAAGGAACCCAACAACTCAGGCAGCTCTGGGATGACCCAACCAACCACTTCTGATTTAACTCTCACCATGGACGATCTCAAACGCCTGGCGCATGACGCTCAGGCCAACCTTGAACGCGCCGTCAAAGATGGCGACCAGCCAAACCAGATGTTTTGGACTGGCTACATGCTCTGCATCCGCCACCTCTACGAGGGAGAACAGGAATGACTGTCGTTGCACTCATAACCGAGCCGGGCAAGTACCCACTCGTTGATTTAATCCAAGCAGCAGTAGCTGATCACCTCAGCCAAGAAACAGCCGATCTCTATGTCGGCTGTGAATGGGCTGTCACTGGCAATGGCGTTGCCGATGAAGACCAGGACTGCAGGGAGCTTGCTTATCGCAGCGAGCTATTCAATCGGATGCTCATTCATGCCTTTCTCAAACTGCACGGCGACGAGCTGATGCAGGAAGCCATGCAGTTGATGGCCGAACACCTGTGAGAGACCCCACGCCTAATGAGCGGCTCAGAGAGAACCACTCACGCCTCAGAACATCAGACCTGGATCCACGGATGCCAGGCCGCACCTGTCCACATGACCCCCTCAGCTGCCCCCTGTGGCGGTGTGAGATCTATTTCGAGGAAGAATGCCA